GGAGCAGGTGGTCTTCTAACTTCCTCTACTACTGCTACAGTTGGAACCCATGCTGTTGTTATAGGCGCGGGTGGTGCTGCCGATACAAACGGTCTTAACTCTACATGGTTCAGTCTAACAGCAAGTGGTGGGGGAGCGGGTGGCGCATTTACATCTGAGACAGGAAGTAGTGGCGGATCAGGCGGTGGAGGTGGTGCTGCTAGTGCATCAGGCGCAGCAGGAACCTCTGGTCAGGGATCGGCTGGAGGAGATGCTGACGCAAGAACTGGCGGAGGTGGGGGCGGCAAAGGTGCGGTGGGAGCAAATGCGTCTAGTAGTCAGGGAGCAGCCGGTGGTGCTGGAGATAATACAAATTCCGCTTGGGCTACAGCAACTTCAACTGGAGATAGTGGGTACTATGCAGGTGGAGGTGGTACTGGTACTCCTGTAGGAGCCGGTGCCGGGGGTGCAGGAGGAGCCGGTGGTGGTGGAAATGGAGGTAACCAAAGTAGCGACCCCGCTAGAGCTGGTGTGAACGGAACGGTCAATACCGGAGGTGGCGGGGGTGGCCCCGCAGACGATTCTGGTGGTGCTGGTTGGGCTGTTTCAGGGACAGGCGGTTCTGGAATTGTTATTTTGAGGTACTCAGTATGAGTCATTTTGCTAGGGTAACCGATGGGATCGTAACTAAAGTAATTGTTGCAGATCAGGAATTCATGGATGCGTTTGTGGACAGCGAACCGGGGGAGTGGATTCAAACATCCTATAACACAAGGGCAGGTATACATTACGCACCAAATTCAATGGAGCCTGATGGTGGTGTTCCTCTTAGAAAAAATTACGCAGGTGTTGGTTATGCTTATGACAAGGATAGGGATGCTTTTTATATACCATCTCCTCCGTATCCATCTTGGAGTTTGGATGAGGATTCTTGCACTTGGAAGCCACCCATACCACATCCAGGTGGTGATGACGATTATACTTGGAATGAAGAAACACAATCGTGGGACGAGGTATAAATTATGGCATTAGAAAGCGCAACATACATTAGCGGACTCGTATCTGCAAATCCGCCTGGAACTGACGCAATCAGTCAGGGTGACGATCATATTAGACTTATTAAGTCTGTTTTGAAGAGTACTCTGCCAAATGCCGATGAAGCAATCAATGGCGTCCATACTGGTACAAGCGCACCCTCGCCTAACACGCCCGGTCAGTTATGGTTTGATACGAGTGGTGATGGCGTTCTGAAGGTCTGGAATAAAGGCGATTCGGCGTTTGATAATGTAGGGGCTGGGAAACTTCTAGCCGTATCCCATAACTACCGATCAGGTTATACTGATATTGATTCATCGACTATGACGGATAGCGGTCTTGCAATTACTTATACGAAACTAAGCGCCACTTCTTCCTTGTATATAGACTTTGCTGGTGCGGCATACCTTTCGACAAACTTCAACTACCCTGCAACAGATGTCACAACTCAAACAGGTTTTATAAGATTAGTCTACGCCACTAGCACGACAACTGGAATAGTTCCAGCAACTAATGATAATGCAAACCACATAAAAGAGCAGGGGTTTACCCTCAGTTCCGGGTCCGTAGTTCAACTAGGTTTTGGCACGGGATACCTTTGGAAGGTAACCGGGTTAGCGGTGGCTGCGTACACTTTCAAGGTTCAGGGGAAGGTAAATCAACCTGATTATGGCAGCATAGAATTCAATGACGGCACTATAAGGCTTATGGAGGTAGAGGCATAATGGATGCGAATACACGAAATGTGAGGACGGCTATTAGAATGTTAGTGCCTAGCGGTGGGTTTTCAATTACTGGTGATATACAGACTGAAACTGACTACAGCGGTAATGTCGTTTTTGATACCCCTTCAAGTAAGCCCTCTTGGAACGACCTGCAACCCAAAATTATTGAGGCTCAGTGGAACGTAGTGCGTGCTATGCGTAATACGAAGTTAGCCCAATGCGATTGGACTCAACTTGATGATGTAGCGTTGACAGCAGAAAAAGTACAGGAATGGAAAGTTTATCGTACAGCATTGCGCGATATTACAACGCAATCTGATCCCTATAATGTTGTTTGGCCCACGCCGCCTGAATAATGCAGCTAATACCAATCAATGATGTTGGGCAGGTAGGGATTATAAGGGATACACCCCCGTATCAACTACCGCCTAATGTATGGAGCGATGGCAACAACGTCAGGTTCCTCGACAATGGAGTAAAGAAGTGCGCTGGTTATGAAGAGGTTTTTGCTACCCTCCCGTTTGGGGCATACTATGTTTCCCCCTTCCTTGACAATGCTGGAATATACCATTGGCTTGCTTTTGGACTAAACAATGCCGCAGTATGGACTGGTTCTGCATGGTTGGATATTACCAGACAGAAGACAGGGCAGTTAGACGGTGCTTTATCAGCTTCAGCTACAACAATAGTCTTGGATGATACGTCGTATTTCCCCTCTTCTGGGACGATTGCGATAGGAACAAACCTAACCGCTGACGCTACTACTAACCTGTATGAGGAAATCACTTATGGCGCGAACAATACAGGAACCAATACTTTAAGCACATTAACAGTAGTTAATGCTCACCCTAATAACGAAACTGTCACCCCTGTAGGAACTACGGCTACCGGAGATAATCTATACAGTGCAACTGTTGACCAGAACTGGAGTGTAACCCTTTTAAACGGGTTGTTGGTTGCCACCAACGGGTTCGATACTGCACAGATGTGGCCTTTGGTGAATGGGGTTCCGAGTAGGACTGTTCCTCTCAGAGAGCTAAAGAACTGGCCTGCATCTACTAGTTATTGTAAGTCTATATCATCGTTCAGAACATTTCTGGTGGGGCTGAATTGGCAGATAGGAGGGAATGAATACCCCAACCTAGTAAAGTGGTCTACAGAGGCATCCGCTTTAAGCCCTCCGAATTCTTGGGCAGAAGGAGATGCAACACTTGATGCCGGAGAGTATCAATTAACTGACACTCCCGGAAAGATAATTGATGGACTTCCCTACGGAGATTCCTTCCTGATTTATAAGGAAGATTCAATCTACATTATGAACTTTGTGGGAACTCCCTACATCTTCTCATTTAAGTTGTTATCTCCCACTATAGGATTGCTGTCTAAAAATGCTGTGGCTGAGTATGAGAGTGGTCATTTCTTTGTAGGGAACTCGGACTGTTACATCACAAACGGTCAGCAGGTTACACCCCTCCTGCCTAACAAACTACGCAGGGAAATGTTCTCCGATCTAAACGGGGATAACTACGAGAAGGTATTCGTGGCGGCGGACTACGCAAGGAATGAGATGCTGGCTTGTTATCCTGCCGGGGTATCCGCAATACCCAACAAGGCTTTAATATGGAACTGGAAAGATAATACCTTCTCATTAAGAGACATTCCTGATTTATACCATATAAACTCTGGCATTGCCGCTATAACTGCGGGGTCCACATGGCCTCCCCAAACCACTCTTAACGGGGCCATAACCGCAGGTTCTCCTGCTTCAAGTGGGAGTTTGACGGTTACAAGTACTGTTGCTACAGACGCGGTATTTTCTACACCAACCGGGACAGTAGTGATTCAAGGCAATACAGACCCCTATGTTAATGAACAGATAACGTATACAGGAACGACTTCAACAACCTTTACCGGGATAACTAGAGGGGCGAATGGGACTACAGCAGCTGCACATGATAATAGCATTGCGGTAAACGAGGTTACAACAACATGGGATACAGTCCCCGGAATATGGGGAACAGGCAATTACGATACTGTTTTGAAAAATATGGTGTTTGCCAAACCAGACCAGAAGGCTACCATAAGCGGGGCAACCGCAGCCAACCCTGTAGTTATTACTTCTACAATTCATGGCCTTGCTGACAGTGACCTAGTCTCTATAAGCGGTGTTGGAGGTATGACTCAGATAAACTCTCAGACTTATTACGCAAAGGTCACAGGCTATTCGACCACGACATTTGCTCTATACAGTGATTCCGCCCTAACTACTACTGTTAATGGGTCTGCTTATACTGCTTATTCAAGTGGTGGCTATATTGATATGCCAAAACTGTACAGAGATGATCGTGGTAATCAGGAAGACGGAACCAACATGACCGCTTACATTGAACGAACTGGTTATGATCTTGGTGACCCTTCCTCGCAGAAGTTTGTTTCGGCTGTATGGCCCAAACTAGAGGTGTCGGGAGACAACACTATCAATGTGTACGTTGGTAGCCAGATGACTACAGAAGATGGAGTTGTTTGGAATGCGGATACTGGTGGTGCGCCATATCTGTTTAATCCCAATACTCAATCAAAGGTTTCCTGTCGGGTGACTGGAAAGTTCTTTGGTGTGAAGTTTGAGTCGACGTCGGATATTGATTGGAAACTACACGGGGTGGAATTTGAAATAGCCCCAAGGGGTAGACGAGGCAGCAGGGCGTACTAATGGCTAACGCGCCATCTAAAGATGTAAAGAGTGTTAACAGGTGGTCGCCCAACCCCGCTCCTGTAAAACCCGAAGAACTCCCAGATTATCTTTTCAACGAGTTAAACAGGCTTGGAGATATACTGTTTAATCTGGATACGTTCAGACTAGAGTCTACTCACGTAGACCCAGCAAAGCCTAGAGATGGTGACATAAGGTATGCTGACGGAACAAACTGGAATCCAGGTTCAGGAGGAGAGAGTATATATGCTTACTTCAACAACACATGGAACAAGTTATCCTGATAAGGATGACTGCTCTGTAAGTGTGATTTCCCCGGAGGATGTATCAAAGGTATGGGGTCGAACAAAAGAGCTTATAGCCAAAGCGGAGCCTTTTTCAGACGGCGAAT